TCCCGGCTGCGAGCTACCAGGTCTGGGTGGTCACCCCTCTGGGCGCGAAGATCGAGCAGGTCGGCGGCTCCTACGACGACCCGTCGGCGGTCGCGATCGCCTGCACCGCCTGGCAGGCGGTGCACGTGGCCCAGCCCTCGACGAAGGTCAACGTCGGCGTGTTCGACAACACGAACGCGCTGATCGCCTACATCGGCAGGAGCTAGATGCCGGCGGTCAGCCAGAAGCAGCGCGCCTACCTGAACGCGAAGTTCGGGCACGCCTGGGTGAAGGCGCACCACTTCGACAACAAGGGCAGGTTGCCCGCGCACGTGCGCAAGACGAGGCGGCCGACCGCGGTCGCGCAATCGCTAGCAGGAGGAGGAAGACGATGACGACGGCCGAGGCCGAGAGGACCGAGACGAGCGACGAGGTCGACGAGAAGGTGAAGCCGGAGCGGGTCCCGAAGGACACCGCCGCCGAGCTGGAGCGGGTCAAGCAGGTGATCGGCGCCCACTTCGGGATCGACATGCGCTCACCCGGCCAGGTCGCGCAGGCCGAGAAGGACGCCGAGGACGCGCAGAAGGAGCTGGAGAAGCAGCAGGAGAAGGAGGCCAAGCAGGCCGAGAAGGAAGCGGCGACCGGTGTGCCCGAGGCCGAGTCGCAGCCGAAGAGCAGCTCACGCTCGAGCAAGTGACCTGGCAGGTGGTCTGGGTTGCCGTTGCCGCGCTGCTCGTGCTGGCGCTCGCGATCTACACCGCAGCGTCGCTGTTTCGCGGACTGGTCAGGCAGCAGGCCCGTGAGCGGGAGCTGCTGCTCAACCAGATCATGCATCTCGCCGGCCGCACCTGGCAGCCGCCACCCGTGCCCGACGAGCCGTATCCCGACGAGGTCGAGACGGTGATCCTCGACCCGTCCCAGTTGCCGGACTACTAGGAGCCGCCATGCCCGTCACCCGTCCGCTGTTCTTCGTCGTCATCGCGGCGATCTGCTTCGCGATCGCGTTGCTGCTCGCGGTCAACGTGATCAGCGGCGGCAACTTCGACGCCTGGATCGCCGGCGGGCTGCTGTCGTTCACGCTCGCCCACATCCCGTGACCAGCCTCGCGCTCGCCGACACGAACGGGCAGGTGACGCTGCTCGAGCCGCAGGTGAAGCCGATCCGCGACCGGATCAGGCACGCGCGCGACTACCGCAAGAAGGCGATGGAGCCGACCTGGGCGCTCAACCTCGCCTTCGCCTCCGGCCGGCAGTGGGTCGGTTGGCACGACGCGACGCGCACGCTGCGCACGATCTCGGACCTCGACCCGCGCTACCGCGGCCGCGAGCTCTACACCGCCGACGTGATCACCGAGTACCGCACGACCGCACTGGGCGAGCTCGGCTCCGGCGACGACCGGCCGCAGCTGCTGCTTCGCCGCGACGACCAGGTCTCAGAGGACTACCAGGAGCAGCTGAACCGGGCGGTCGGCTACTGCTGGGAGCAGGAGTGGCACGGCGACGACGTGCTCGCCCAGATCGACAGGTTCGTCGTCGACCTCGGCACCGCCGCCATCCGCTGCCACTACGACCCCGCCCAGGGGCCGACGATCGCCGCCAACGTCCCCCACCTGCAGGGCAGGCCGGTGCTCGACCCGCAGCAGGCGCTCGGGCTGATGCAGAACGGGCCGAACCCGGACGTGACGATGCAGCCGCTGCGCCAGGGCCGCGTCTGCTGGGAGCCGCTGTCGGCGTTCAACATCCTCGTCCCCGCCGGCGCCGTCCACGAGTCGCAGTTCCCGTGGGAGTGCGTCGTCCGGCCGGTGCTGCTCGACGACGTCAAGGAACGCTACGGCTCGGTCACCTCCGACCTGAAGGAGGACACCGACATCGCGACCGGGCTCGGCCTGTCCGCCCCGTCGGCGACGCTGTCGGCGTCCGCCTACGGCACCGGCGACGCGAAGGCGAACCGGCTCCGCGACCACGTCTGGCTGTTCGACTACTACGAGCGGCCGACCGAGAAGAACCCGCAGGGGCGGGTGCTCACCTTCGCCGGCAACGACCTGAAGCCGGTCGACCACCAGCCGCGGCTGCCCTACGCCGCACCCGACGGCGTCTACCGCTCCGGGATCGCCTACTTCCACTGGTGGAGGGTCACCGGCCGCTTCTGGTCGCGCTCGCTCGTCGACGTGCTCCGCGACGGCCAGCGCGGGATCAACAAGCGACGCACGCAGATCAACGAGATCATCGACCGCAACATGCCGTACGTGATCGTCCAGACCGACTCGAGGGCGAAACGTAAGAGCGGGCTCGTGAACGAGATCGTCGAGGTCGACCCGTCCGAGCGGGCGCCGCAGGTCGTCAACGGCGCCGGCCCCGGCCCCTGGATGCAGTCCGACGTCGAGGCGATGCGCGAGGACCTCGTGCACGCCTCCGGGATCAACGGTCCGCGCCGCGGCGAGAACCCGCAGAACGTCACCACCTACTCGCAGTTGTCGCTGATCAACGAGCTCGACGCGAACAAGCGCGAGCAGATCTACCTCGAGCGGCGGCGCGCGATCGGGCAGCTCGTCGAGGACAGCGTCTACGACATCCGCACCTACTGGGGGCCGGCGAAGCAGATCGCGCTGGCCGGCGACGACGAGCGTCTCGACGCGTTCCTCTTCAACTCGACGCAGATCCCGCCCTTCTTCATCGTCAAGATCGGCACCGGCTCCGCCAAGCCGCGCTCGCAGGCGGCCGAGGTGCAGAAGATCACCGACATCTGGACGGCCGCCCTGAACGCGCAGGCGGCGATGCAGAACCCCGGCGTCTGGGTGCGCTGGTACAAGGAATCACTGGATGCCGGGCAGCCGCTCGAGCTGCCGGCCGAGAGCGTCGAGGACCCGGCCGAGAAGGCCGAGCTCGAGAACCACTACCTGCAGCAGGGCGTGCCGATGCCGATCGCCTACTACGACATCCACGAGGCGCACCTGGCGCGGCACCGGTTCGCGCAGGACAACGCGATGTTCTCGCAGGACATGCAGACCTGGCAGCTCGTTGAGCAGCACTGCCAGTTGCACATCAACGCACAGCAGCAGCAGGCAGAACAGGCCGCGCTGACGCAGGCGACGCAGTCCGCGATGCTCCCGCCCGGAGGTGCTGGCAGACCCACACCGGCGGGAGCATCGCGGCAGGCTCCCGGCCCCGGGCAGGCCTCCCCCCCGGCGCCGCCGGGGCCGGTGACACCGGCGAGAACGTTCCCCTAACGGAAGGGAGAAGCAGATGGCAAAGCCGCCGCTCGGGAGCGGCCAGCGCTTCAGCGCGCTCACGCAGGAACTCGCGAGTCGCGGCGCCCGCAACCCGAAGGCACTGGCCGCCTACATCGGCCACAAGAAGTACGGCAAGAAGAAGATGTCGTCGCTCGCGAAGGGCGGCAAGTAGATGCCCGCCTCGATCGACCAGTCCGGCGGCCAGACATACACGGCCGTCACCACCAGCCAGACCGGGCCTGACATCCAGTCGCCGGTCACCCGCGGTGTCATCGTCGTGCTCGACATGACCGTGCCCGGCACCGGCTCGGTCACATTGACCATCCAGGCCAAGGACCGGATGAGCGGCAAGTACTACACGCTCCTCGCCGGCGCGGCCGTGACGACGGTCTCGACCAACGTCTACACCATCTTCCCCGGCGCGACGCCGGCGGCGAACGTCAGCGCGAACGCCATGTTGCCCGACATGTGGCGGTGGATCGTCACCGCCAACAACGCCAACCCGACCACGTTCACGGTCGGCTTCTCGATGATCGCCTAGCGGGCGACACCAAGCGCCCCTGTAACCGAAAGGAGCACCACCGATGGGAGCAGTCACCGTTGCGATCCGTGCGCAAAGGCCGCTCGGCGGCGTCAGCCGCAGCGTCGTCGCCGACATCACCTTCTCCGGCAGCTACGCGGCGGGTGGCGACACCTACACCCCGTCGCAGTTCGGACTGACGAACGTGCTCGCGATGATCCCGCAGGGAGAGGCACCCGGCTCGACGACGACCGGGTACGTGATCGCCCCCGACATCCCGAACAACAAGATCAGGCTGCTCGGCGGGGCGGCGTCCGGTGTCGCGCTCGCGGAGACCGGCACCGCCGGCCAGACCGGCACCGTCGCCCGGGTGCTCGTGATCGGCGACCATCCGTACGTGTAACGCAAGGAGGTATCGATGAGCGAACAGACACCCGAGCTGCCTGCCGAGCAGGCCGAGCCGGCCGAGGATGTCTGGAGCGGACCGTCGCAGGAAGAGTGGCAGGAGACGCAGGCCCAGCTGCAGCAGTACCAGCAGTTGCTGCAACAGCAGCAGCCGTCGCAGGAGCAGTACCAGCCGCAGCAGCCGTCGGCGCCGGACCCGTTCTCGGAGACGTTTCAGCAGGACCTCGACGCCTACATCGGCCATCGCATGCAGGGCGCCCAGCAGCTCGAGCAGGAGATCCGGCTCGCGCAGGCGGAGGAGTTCGCGATGGAACGGCTCGACCAGCTCGCCCAGCAGGGCGGCGACTTCGACCGTGACGACGCCTACGCGCGCGCGAACATGATCCTGATGAGCCAGGGCGGCGATCCGCTCCGGGCGCTCGAGCAGGCGGCCAAGGAGACACGCGAGTACGAGCAGCGTGTCGGGCAGGCGTTCTACGACCGTCAGATCGAACAGTTGCAGACGAACGCGCAAGCCCCGCGTGGGCTTCCGGTCGGCAGCACCGGGGCCGTGCAGACGGTCCCCACCGGCGGACTCGGCAACGTGCCGAACGCCGTCACCCGCAAGTTCTTCGGCGGGTAACCCCCCAAACAAGGAAGGAGCTTCCGTGGCAGATAACGCTCTGTCGACGTGGCAGCCGTTCCTCCTCGAAAAGCAGGGACACGTGTTCGAGGTTTTCCCCTCGGAAGCGCCCTTCCTCGCGGAGATGAGCGGCTACGACGCGGTCGCGCAACGGGTCGACCACCAGTCGACCGTCAGGCGCGTGACACGTGAGATGGACACCGGCCGGGACACGTTCTCCGGCAAGTACGTCAAGCACGCGATCATCACCGCCGGCCTCCCCGGCGGCGGGCAGATCCAGGAGACGTCGACCTGGAACCAGCCGCACGCGCTGCCGGTCGCCGAGGCGCACATCAACCTCGTCCGCACGCTCGTCCCGTTCTCGGTGACGGTCGACGTGGAACGCGACTCGATGGACGCCTCGATGGCCTCCGCGGTCGAGCAGCTGATCGACCAGGCCCGCTCGGCGACCGCCCGGCTCGAGAACCTGCAGCTCCTCAACGACGGCACCGGCCTGATCGCGTCGATCACCGACTCGGCGACGTCGCTGACGACGACGGTCGCGACGACGTCGAACTTCGACGTGCTGCTCCCCGGCACCGTCTGGGACGTCGTCACCCGCTCCACCGGCGTCGACCCGGGGCAGGGGCTGCGGCGGAAGATCCAGTCGGTGAACGAGACGACCGGCGTGATCACCTGGCTGACCGCCCAGCAGGCCTCCGACGGCGGCACCGGCAACATCGTCCACACCGCCAACGAGGGCATCTACATCCCGGGCTCCTGGTCGAACGGCACCGCCGGCACCTCGACCGCGCCGGGTGCGCTCTGCGCCCAGGGGCTGGTGCAGGCGGCCGCGACGACCGGCACGTTCGAGACGATCGACAAAGCCGCCGCCGGCAACTCCTGGTGGTGGGGCACGGACGGCAGGGCAGGCGACACCTCGACGCTGCCGCTGTCGGTGCAGATGATGGACGGCGCCGTCCGCCGCGGCCGCCGCTCCGGGCTCGGCAAGTGGGACTTCGCGATCGGCGACCCCGCCGTCATCGACGCCTACAAGCAGAGCCTGTACGCATCGGTCCGCTACGACTCGCAGGTCTCGACGCTGAAGAGCGGCTTCTCCGGGATCGTCTACGACGGAGCCGATGCGCCGTTCCCGCTGATCAAGGAGCCGATGCATCCCAAGCAGGGGATGAAGCTGATCGACAAGGCGTCGTTCCAGATCTACGGCGACGCACCCGGCCCGCAGTTCCTGCAGGACGACGGCTCCACCTTCCGCCGCTTCACCCGCACGCTCGCGAAGGAGGCCGACTTCCTCGACCGCTGGCAGCTCGGCGTTGGACGCTGCAACACGCTCGTCTACCTGAACAACCTGCAGCAGGCGGCGTAGTTGCCCTACGTCGAGAGGCACGTCGGCGGGCTCGTGCTCGCCGAGGACTCGATGGACGTGGCCGCGCTCGAGCGCGACCTCCGGCGGCGCGACCCTCTGCTCGCGCTGCAGGGCTGGCCGTCGCTCGAGCACGGCTGCATCGTCTGGCGGGTGGTCCGGGATGCCGGTCTCGGCCGCCCGCCGGAGACGGTCTGTGTCTGGCAGTCGGAACGTGGCGAGCCGTACCCGTTGAGCTCGGGGCTGCTCGAGCTCGTCGACCGGCTCGACCGCAACAGCCGTGTCGTCTATGCGAGCGAGGACAGCATCGAGCAGCAGAGGAGGCTCGCGCGCGACAGACAGGTCGCGCGCGACAACGAGGCGCTCGCCGCCGACTGGAACCCGAAGCACGGCCGGCCGGTGCTGCCCAGGTCGCAGTCGCTGCGGATGGCTCGCGACAAGCAACGCGCGAAGGGATGGAAGCGATGACGGTAGGACTCTCGAGCGCGATCCTCAACTCGTGGCTGAACGGTCTGGGTCGCAACACCGCCTGGACGCAGCCGACGGCGTTCTGGGTCAAGCTGCACCTCGGCGATCCCGGTTCGGCGGGGACGGCGAGCCCGGCGGCGAACACGTCGCGGCAGCAGGCGACGTTCTCGGCCGCCGCTGCCGGGTCGATGACGACGAGCGCCGATCTCACTTGGGCGGCGGTCTCGACGACGGAGACGTACTCGCACGTCAGCTTCTGGGACGCCTCCACCGCCGGAACGTTCCTCGGCTCGGACGACCTCGCCGCCGCTCGGGCGGTGACGGCCGGGGACACGTTCGTGATCAGCGCAGGCCAGCTCACGGTCGCGATCGCTCCGGTAGCCGCATAGGAGGGCTGGGTCATCGCCTACAGGTTCAACGGCAGTAGCAACTACGTTCAGTTCGCGCTCGGCCCGTTCGGCGGCGGCATCACCATCGGCGATCTCACCTGGGCGGCCCTGTTCAAACGGAACGTCGCTCAGGCCAGCTTCGTCGGCGTGCTCGGCGACACACTCGGCAGCACCCACACCGGGTTCCGGATGAACGCAAGTGCACAGACGTTCCTGAACAGTGGAGGCGGTGTCACCACCCAGACACAGGCAGCCCTGAACGCGACCAACTGGTATCTGGTCGTGATCACGCGGCCGGCAGGCAGCAACGCCGCGCGTATTCATATTCACGACGGCACGAGTTGGAGCCACGCCGCCGGAACTGGAAACTCGTTTGATGGCGCAATCGACGTGGCCGACATCATCCGGGTCGGTGCCAGCACCGCCTCCACCCCATCGACGTTTCTGAGCGCTGACGTGGTCTGTACCGGCATCAAGAGAGCCAACAGCTCTGACGCAACGGTGATCACACTCAGCCCGACCGCGTGGGCGAGTTGGTTGGCGTTCGGGTTCGATTGGCTGATCGGATTCGACTCCAGCTTCGTCTCCGGCGGCCTGCTGCAAGACCAGGGCACACCAGGCACCGGCGACGAGACCTCGCGGTCCGGGACGAGTCTCGTCAGCGACCCGGCCGGCTGGTCATTTGCTACTTCGACGACCTGGAACGGCTCCTCCACCGTCTCGCTCACCGACACGGTCACGACGGCGGGCACCCGCCTGGGTGTCACGATCCACGGCGCCACCACCACCACCGCGACCGTCACGATCACCACCGCCTCGCACGCGACCACGCTCTACGCATCCACGACGGTGACGGAGACGGTGACCGTTACGACGCGCGCGGCCCTGCAGCGGATGATCCTCGTCCCGAGAGCGCCGGGCTCGCTCGTGCTCGTCCCGCGCCCGCCGGACTCACTCGTGCTCACGCCTCGCTAGGAGGTTCGCATGGCCTTCCCTTCGACGTTCGCGGACATCCAACTGGCCGTGATGGAGAAGGCGACGCTCGACCCTGTCCTCGACGTGCAGAAGGTCAAGGACTGGGTCAACCAGGCGTACTTCCAGGCGGCCGTCGAGACGGAGGCGATCTCGGGGGAAGCGACGATGGCGATGACCGCCGCCACCGGCAGCTACATCCTCCCTGCCGCGGTCGCCCGGATCAGGCAGATGGCGGTACAGCCGGCCGGGTCGACCGTGTTCAACGCACCGCTGATCCTGACGACACTGGACGAGATCCTGCAGCGCCGCCAGAACGGCCAGGGCGGAGCGAGCTCGTGGTCGACGCACTACACCCTGGTCGGGATCAACGGACTCGAGGTGTGGCCGACCCCGACCGCGGCGGCGGACACGATCACCGTCTACTACGTCTCCTACCCGGTCGCGCTGTCGGCCGCAGGCGACGTGCCGGTGTTCGAGGAGCCGTACGCCTCGAAGATCCTCGAGTTCGGCGCGCTCGCGGAGGCGGGCGACTTCAAGGGCGACCCGGCGACTGCGCAGTGGGCGGCCGACTACACCGACTGGATGGGCCGCTACCGGCAGCATCTGCAGCGCAAACGCGGCGTGATCCCGGGGCAGTTCCACCAGTGGGGCGAACCGGCGCCGGTCGTCTGGGGCGCGTATGGCCACTAGCGCCGGCGTTACCGCCGCTTCGGGCAGGCGCGGCTACCTCCGCTACCTGTACGGCAACCACTTCTGGACCCCGGAGCTGTTGGCTGACTTCAGCCGCGGCATCGTCCGCGACACGACCCGCGACGCGATCCCCCAGAACGGCGTCTACGACTGCGTCGACTTTCTGCTCGACCGTCCCGGCGTCGCCTACAAGCGCGGCGGCTCCGTGTTCCAGTCCTCCGCGGTCAGTAACGACCTGATCGTCGGTGTCGCCGCACCCGAGTACCCGGGCGACCCGCGCGTGCTCGCGATCGGCTCGACCGGCTTCGCCCGCACGCTCTACGACATCAGCACCGGCACCGCCTCCGCAGGGATCGCGCTCGGGTCGACACAGATGTACGAGAACCCGCCGCTGCACAAGGACAAGCTGATCCTGACCGACGGGCTCGGCGCGCTGCCCCCGAAGAAGGCATACCTCTCGAGCGGCGCCGTCGCCGTCGCCGCGCTCGGCGGCAGCCCCCCGAACGCGAAGGTGTCGTGCGTCCACGTCGGCCACCTCGTGCTCGCGAACTCGACCGCGAACCCGAACAGGGTCTGGTTCAGCCCGATCCCCGACATCGAGGCCGCCTGGGACACCGCGAACAGCTGGTTCGACGTACCGCACGAGGTGACCGGGCTCGCCTCGATCCAGGGCGTCCTGATCATCTTCACCCGCGGCGAGTCGTGGCGGGTGCTCGGCGACGTCCCGCCCGGCCACCCGACGTTCAACATGCAGCTGCAGCCGCTCGCCGCCGTCGGCTGCGTCGATGCCCGCTCGATCGTGAAGATGAACGGGGTCGTCTACTGGGCGCACGAGTCCGGGATCTACTACACAAACGGGGCAGCGCCGGCGTCGATCACGCACCGCCCCGACGGCACCGGGATCGGCAACCTGTGGGCCACCGCGCTCGCCGGCTACTCGCCGCAGCTCGGCTCGGTCGTCTGCGCCGGCGTCTACCTAAACAAGCACCTGTTCGTGACCGTCCGCCACGCCTCCGGCGACCCGCAGGCGGGGGCGCGCTACCAGTTCCTCTACTACGAGCCGACAGGCTCCTGGGTGCGGCTCTCCGACGGCGTCACTGCCGACATGTACGCGACCTCGTTCGCGCCGACCGGCGAGATCTACGCCGCTTGCGGCGACACCTCGGATCCTGTCCGTGCCCTGAAGCTGTCCGGTCTGTTCACGCCGAGCTCGGCGAACAAGACGGACGCGAACGGCGAGGCGGTCGTGCCGACGATCACCTTCCGCACGTTGACGGGCGGGCCTGCCTTGAAGGCGTGGGGGCGCTGCCGGCTCACCTACGACATGCG